CCCCGGCACCGAAACATATCACTGCATGTAGGAGTGTTAACGGCAAGCATCTTCACTGAGGGTGCTTGTAGAGAAACACACCACAACCTGCGAGGAAATATCATGACAACATTCAGAATCATCCGAAACAAAAAACGCGCACGCCTCCTGCAAAAACGCGGCGAAAAGGTCATCCCGAGAATCCGCTACATTGGCGAGCAAGGCAATCAAGCACAGTCCGATGATGGTCGGTACTACCGTAAAACATGGAATTGGTACATCAAATAACAGTGTCTTCTGCAAGCGTCGGTGAGAGCGGCGCTTTAGGAATCACATTCACAACCTGCGAGGAAACACAGAGGACAAGTCATGAACTCCAACGAAATTAGAAAACTCGAAACAGCATGTGAGAAAGCACTCGCCAAATCATATGCATGGAATCCAGTGTTTGCTGACGTTATCGATTGCTGCGGCAACAAGATCGGTCACATTGTTAGCAACGGATATAACTTCAGCGATTGGTCGTTCTATCCAGTTCGTCGCCTGCTGGGACGCGTTGCATCATATGCAGATCGCCGCGCTCAAAAAGAGCAAATTGCTGCCGGCGCAAGGTTCCACCGGTCGGTACACGGCAAGCCACTCAATAACGTCATCCCGAAGTGGGTTGGCAAATACACACTCAAAAACATCCACGACATGGAAGAAACAAAATGACGATCACCCGCAAACAATTTGCCGAAGAAGACCGCCGGATCAAATCACTGCGTAAACAGGGCTGGTCCGAATCCGATATCAAAAGCTGGCTCAGAGGCTGGCGTCAAGTACCTGCGAGGAAAACATCATGAACAACCAACCAAGATGCCCAGACTGCGGCAAGTTCCAAGAGTCAGAGCCTGACGGTTACTACGGCAAGCTCGATCCCGATGATGACCTGTCAGGTGTTGAGGTCTTCTGCGATCACTACTGCTACGAGCACTACCAGTGGAAGACAAACCAGCCCAAGACCAACCACACCAAAATGTGCGAGGAGTACTGGGACCGTGGTCTCGACTGTCAGTGCATCCCTGAAGGCGTCAAGCAGGCCATCAGAAACGGCGCTAACCCAGACGAGGTAATGTAATGAACCAACGCAACACACTGCTCAACGCCCAGAAGAAACTCGGTGTTGGCCCGGTAGGACTTGCCAGACTTCTGAATACTCCTTATGCCACACTCAAGGACTGGAAGTCACAACGGTATGTCATGCCGGGTGTTGCCTACGTCGCGATTGAACTCCTCCTTATCCTTGACGAGCATCCATTACTCAACCCCGAAGATCCTCAACAAAACTCTCAATAGCAAGAAGATACTTTTGCTTTACCATGTAGAAGGCGATCCGCCTCGGCCTTTTGATTTATTGCTGCCTTTCTTCTTCCGGTTCTTGTTCACCGTTTCGTGAATCATCTCTCTTGCTCGAACCCTTCCAGCAGCAAGTACATTTTGACGCGCCATTTTGGCACCACCACCAGTCTTCTTCCTCGGTTGTTTGAGCATATTATCAGACATAATTATTTTCCTTATCCACGAAGATCCTCCACAAAACTCTCAATAGCGACCGGGAATACGGGTGCGCTCTGGCTTGCCTCTTCTGCCACTGCACATGCCATAGCCAGAGCCACCATCCCATCAATGCGTCCGCGAGAGTTCTTCTTGTCCAGTTTCCTGTTACCTGCCTCGTCACCTTTCACAACAGCATTCGCCGCACACATCGTTAGGATCGGGTGATTGCCGTGCGCCATCTTGTCGTTTAACAAGATCGACTCCAGCGTCCTGAGAGCGGGACTCATCGACACGTAACCCTGCCCGAAGTCTACAAACCGGTCATCGATGAACGCCTCGCTAAGACCGGCCTCGATTAACCACGGTCGAAGATGTCGCATGTTCCAACGGTCAAAGCCGATCTTCCTGATGTCCTCAGTCTGGAACAGGTTAGCCAAGTACTCGGCAACATACCTGTACTCAACCGACCTTCCCGGCGTCGTGTTCAGGTGTCCCTGCTCGTGCCAGACATCATATGGCACCCGGTCCTGTCTGGAACGCTCCTCAAGACCGTCACCGGGCAACCAGAACTTGGCCCTTACGTTCGTAACCCCATTGATCGGAGACACGAGCACAAAGGCTGTCAGGTCGTTTGTTTCCGACAGGTCAAGACCACCATAGGCAAGACCCCAAGTTTCTGGGTTAGCAGCATTCGCGTCCCAAACGGTCTTGGTCACAAACGGGTTCGACGCCTCGACTCTCTGGTTCAGGATCAGGTTTCTATAACTCGCCTCCCTCGATGGCATACGCCTTGCAGCGTCCGCCATGTCCATGACCTCGCTCTGGTTCATGAACTCGTCAAAGGCCGGGTTAGCCTGACGGATCGTTTCTACATCAAACGGATCTGCATCCTCGTCTGCCGTGTACAGGAACACCGCGGTTTTCGGGTCGTGCTCATCAAGTGCATCGTCAATGAGCACCGACAATAGATCAGAATCAGTTGCAGATTGTGTCGAGATGATAATCGACAACGGGTCTTCCTGTGCCGCGGTTGCAGTCTCAAGTGCCTCGTACAATTGGTGCATCGGACCCTTAACAGCACCGAGTTCATCATGAACAATTACACTCGGACTCTTACCAAGATTCGTTGAAGCATCAGCAGAGAGTGCAGCATAGGTACTACCAAGACCGGGACAATGTAACTCTTTCACCGTGTCCCGAGTGACCACCGAACCGTTCAAATCCTCGTTTAGCCTGACCATCTTGGCGGCAAGGTGGTACAGAATCGCCGCCTGATCGCGTGACAGAGCCGAGGAATACAAACCAGAATTTACCCTAGCCTCTGGACCACAAAGATGCAGCAATATAAACATTGCCGCTAGTGCAGTCTTTGCGTTCTTTCTGGCAAATGAAATAATGCCGCGCCGGGTCGGCTGATCGTAAATGCGACGGATTACCTTTCGCTGGAACTTGCGCAACTGGATCGGTTGCCCGACCAGTTTGCCCTCTGGGACAATGCAATGGTGCTCTATCCAGTAAATATTCCTGCACGATCGCCGGCAGAAATACATGCCACCCCAAGTCCATTTTTTCTTGGCCTTGCGCTTGCCACACTCCGAGCATTTATTTCCAAGGCTGTCTTGTGCCACTTGGTTTAGCCCCCTGCTCCCTGTGGGCCGACTTGGCAAATCCTAACCGGATTCCAAGTGATGCAATCGCTCGAGTTTCCCTCTCTTGCATCTTCAATAGCTTGTCGTACAAAGGCCAATCGAAATTGTCCTTGTCCTGCATCATCTCCTCAATCTCGCCAGAGATGACGTCAGCATTCACGACATGCTTTACATATTGCTTCAACATCGACACTTGGCCGGAGTTGAAATAGTCAGCAGGAAATTCGTTGACGATTCTCAGCCACTCGAATTTCATGACGTCCGTTAATGCTGCCGGTGGTGGCAACCTTTCAACGCTTGTCGCCTGTACTGCCTGAAGGTCGTTCTTTGATTTTCTTCCGCGTGTTCCCATAAGGTGGGTTTCCTCTCAATCATGGGTTTGATTGTGCTGGGATTACTTGGTGCTAAATACCAGTTCTCCATCCCGTTTAACCTGTGTAATGTCATCGGGATTGAATACGACTATGTTTCGGGTGCCCTCTTGGGCTGAACGTGAACTCCCGTCAAAGAAGCGTATGCCGGGTATGCCAGCCTCTCGTAACTGCATCGTAAGCTCTGGTGACTTTCCAGCAGCTTCAATTGCATCGCCAATGGTTGCACCATGTCTCCGCTCAAGAGATTCTAAAAAGTTGCTACCACCATAATCGTCAACATAATCACGGTAACTCCCTCTAAATAAGCTATTGATTTCAGCGCTGTCGGCTGCCGTTGATTTGCCATCAACTAATCTATTCAATAAATCGCCCACCCGCTCAGTAAATTCTCCGTCTGGGCCAGTCCACGCCCTGTATATCTTTTCGTCATTATTGGCGATTAGCATTACCTCATCCCAGATTGCCTCTCGCTGACGTTGCCCAAGAAACTCAGTCGTGTCGCCTAATATCGGTTTAGCTGCTTCTGGAAGGTCACTCAGTGGTGCATCCCAATCCAGCATTCTGTCTGTGATTTCATCGGGTATGTCTACTTCGTAGAGGTGGCCCTCGGGAATCTCTACTTGTGGCTTGCCGCTCGCCTTGATGCGCTCCATGGCAGCAACCTCACGCTCAAGCCTATTTGCGTTCGCCTCATGTAGGTGTGGCTGAAGCGAATCAGCCATCGCGGTGCGTTCCTCTCTGGCGCGTTGTTTCCACGAAACAATGGCATTATCCAGCCCTTTGTCGCTGTCTTGAATTTGTCGGCCCAACCAATCAGGTAATTCTACACTTTCCCCGCCACCGCTTAATGTTGCGTTATGCCGTTGGTTTGATAGTGCCGACTGATAACTCTTAGCAACCCCCGGACTCTCAGCAAAGTACAGCCCATGCCCATAAGCTTGAGCACCTTCACCTGTGCCAATCTTACTCAGCTCAAACTTGTTGAACTTGTGTGGCGTGCCGTGAAACAGGGTCATAGCTAAAAGACCCTTCGGAGTCTGCGCCAGTACCTCGGGACCAGCAATTCTCACAGCATCCGATAAAAGCCCTGCCGCGGCCTTGCCTATTTTCAAAGCCCCACTGGTCGGGTCCGCAACCTCACCCAACATTCCCGATATACTCTTAGGATCAAGACCTGCAAGCCCTCGAACAGGGTTACCAGAAAAACCCTGTGGCACAATCGAGCCAGTCTGTTGACCCGGCAACATAGACACAGGATTCGTACTAAGACTTCGAGTCATGCCAAGAAGATCAGGCGCCGCCGTAAATGGCGCAGTCGCCATACCCTTTACAAAATTGACGCCCTCCCTGCTTGCCGACTCCATAATTTCCCGGCGCAACTTCCCCTGAATGTCTGGGTGAATCATCTGTGAGATTGGTTCGAGCAGTCCTGCCATTAAATATTTTCCATACTGGTAAAAGTAAATCTACAGAGT